AAATCTAATAAATCATAAAGAAGATTTAAATAATCATAATCACGTAATGAACGAAACGGATAGAACTATTGTTGGATTATTATGGCATGAAAATATTATAGATTTATTAAATAAATTCAATAAACAACAAAGCATTCCATTATATATTAAACTTTTAGATAATATATGTTTTGCTGATTATATTGATAGAATTACATTTCAAAAACAAATTTGGCAATTTAATGAAATGAGTTCATTAATTAAACTTTTTTATAACAATAATATTTTTCATAATATTATTAAAAAAACCCAAAAAAGTAATATTCAAACTATACGATTTACAAAAGTTCTTAAAATATAGCACTGAATATAATAATTCTTTATTTATTCAAAGTCTTTGTCAAATTCTTAATTTAGATAAAAAAGATATGTTTTCTCTTTTTATTAAATTAAAGATTTACATACATCTGGAGAAATATATTCTCTTTTCGAACAATTTGAATTAACAAAATTAGATATAAATCGAATATATAGATATATTAATAAATATACCACAAATGAAATTATTAATGATGATATAGAAATTGATGAATAATATAATTAAAAAATACTATTTTTAATTATATTATTATTTACATTTTATTTACAATCTTTACATAATTGGATACATTTCATTATAACGATTATACCAATTATCTACATATTCCGGATCTAGTTCTACATTACAATGTTTCATATATTCGTGTGGATTTTCATAAAATGCTTTACATGAAGAACGGTTATCAGAATTATTAATACTTCCTTTTCGTTCAGAATTAGTATAAGGAACCGTATTTGTTACTCTGAAAAATCTATTTTCATCTTTTGAACCTACACGCCATGGATATTTTGCATTACTAATTGCATTTACAATATTACTACCAATATCATTCGAATAATATTCTTTTTTATTTTTTCGCGAAAAATTATCACTACTCACAAATTTATCATCTACATTTACATCATTTGGATCATATGTCTGGCTTTCTGTGAGATATCCCATATTACTATTACTATTACTATTACTATTATTATTTTTAAATCAATTTTTTATAAGAATAATAAGTTATTTTTGTAAATCTAAAATTATTTTATCTTTATCATTTACTTTTGTTATTAAATCATCTATTGAAGATTTTTGTTCTCTTAAAATATTTACTATTTCGTCATTTGAAAGAGCTCGTTTAACACCGTCTACATCTGCCATAATTTGTCCTATTTGTGTTTTTTGGAATTGTTCTATTACTGATTTTTGTTCGTTTATTAAATTTACTATTTCTTGATATGTTAATTGTTTTTTTTCACCATTCGTTTCAATCATAAAAGTCGCGTTTGGTTCTTGATTATCATCTTTATTATGATATTGATTCTGATGTTCTTTCTCTTGCATCATTTTCTGCATTGTTTCTTCTCTTTCTTTTTTAATTTCTTTCATTTGTTTTATTACATCTGGTTTCATATCTGGTTTACCTGGAGCATAATCTTTTAATGCATCTTCTACTTCATGCATATAAAATTCTTTAAGATCTGTTTCTTTAATAAAATCATTTACTTCTCTATCACTTTGTTTCATAAATTTATTTTCATCATTTTCTAGTAATATTTTTTATCAAATGTATTATGCTCGTGTGAAAAAACTAAAATTGTTTTTTTTGGTTCTAATTGAACAAATGGAACAGTATAATCATTTAAAAATACTTTCTCTTCTGCTAATGCTGCAGTATCATCATATCTATTATTATTTAATAACTCTTTTTTAAATGCAAATGTTCCAGCAGTAGCATGATTTGGACCATATGGACCAAACTGATACATTTGATTTATATGTTTAAAATAAATATAAATTTCACTTGATCCAGCACATAATGCTTTTGGGTGTGTTAATAACATATTTACAGCATGTGAAACTCTCTCTGGTGGATAATAATCATCATCATCCATATAAATTAATATATCACCAATTGCTTTTTCATGCATTAAATTTCTTTTCTTTCCTAATACCATCTTATCTTCATATTTAAAATATTTTACTTGTGGTATATCACAAACTAAATCTTCTATTTTATCTGTACCATCATCTATAATTATCCATTCCATTTTATCTTTTGGATATATTTGATGATCAAAACATTTAATCATCGATTTAATAAATGGTCTTCTATTAAATGTTGGTGTACAAATACTTACAAATGGTTGATTTTTTGTTCTTGTTTTTGATTTATTTTTATTACCCATATAATAATAATATAAATAATTATTTATATATTTATTTATATTGTTATATTTTTTTTGTCATACTTACTATTATTGATATTATTAAAAATATAAAATATAAACTTCCGATTATTCCTTTAATTAAATTACCTGGTATATTTTCATCAAATGGTGTTGCAAATAGTGCTATTAAAAATGCTGCACCTAATAAAAATGATACTAACTTGATTTCTTTTATAATTCCAATAATAAAATTTTTTCTATCCGCTAATAATGGACCTAATAATAATATCATAAATAATGATATTGCTGCAATTATTCCAAATATAAAATCTAATATTAATGTACTACCAGTTATTACTGATAAAAATATAAACATTTTTGTTATTAATTCGGTATTAAATATTCCCATCGTTTTAAAAAACGCGTTCCCTCCTAGTGAAAATATAAAAATAAAAGGCACTATAAGTAATAACATACTACCAAATAATATTATTAATGACGATGGACATTGTCTAAGTGTTTCGTTTGTAAAAATACTCGATAATAATTCATTTAATTTAATATTTGTTTTTGCTAATCCAGATATTATCCAATTAAGATAATCTCTTATCGAATCTGGATTTTTTTATCATAATATTTATATGGAAATGCTGGATTTAAATTATCTCCTGATCCAAAAAATAATTTATGAAAAATACCAGGATTATCATTATCTTCTAGCCTACCACCTATAATTGAACATATCTTTGATATATTCCAATTCATCATTGAACCACATGGATTATTTGATCCATTTCCAAATGGATAATCCTTACAATTTGTTGGAAACCATTTATTTATTATATTAGGACCTATTGTTAAAAAATATAATATATTTGCATTAACTAATACGATTAAAATCACTATTACTAGAGATATTAAAAATGTTTTTAAAAAAACTAGTCCTGGCGAGATTTTTTTTTTATATTTTGATGAATTTTTTTGATTATCACGAATATTTGACATATATATTAATATTATATAATTATCAGTTATAATATCACTATTATTATTCAAAAAAGAGTTAAATAAATTTATTCATATATAATTATATGAATAAGATAGATACAGGACTAAAATTAGATTTTAATAATATTCTTATTAGACCTAAACGTTCCACTCTAAATAGTCGATCAGAAGTTAATCTAGAAAGAACTTTTACATTTATTAATGCAAAAAATAATGAAATACCTATAGAATGGGTTGGTACACCTATTATTGCTGCAAATATGGATACAACCGGTACATTTGAGGTTTATGATACATTAAGTAAGCATAAAATTATTACTGCTCTTCATAAACATTACTCATTTGATGAAATAATCAATCATTATAATACCAGAAAAAATAATGGTATTTGTATGGATGCAAACTTATTTATGATTTCTACAGGAATTAATGATGGAGAGATTGAAAAACTTTCTAAATTATTCGAACATATTCAGTGTAATTGGATTTGTATTGATATTGCTAATGGTTATATTAGTAATTTAGTTAATTTTTGTAAAAAAGTACGACAAGCTTTTCCTAATAAAATAATTGTTGCCGGTAATGTTGTTACTAGAGAAATTGTTGAAGAACTTATACTAAATGGAAAAGTTGATATTGTTAAAATTGGTATTGGTCCTGGGAGTGTTTGTACTACTAGACTAAAAACTGGAGTTGGTATGCCACAAGTTTCTGCTATTATTGAATGTGCCGATGCAGCACACGGTCTCGGTGGACATATTATTGGTGATGGTGGGATAACCTGTCCCGGAGATATGGCAAAAGCATTCGGTGCTGGGGCAGATTTTGTTATGGCTGGCGGCATATTTGCTGGACATGATGAAAATCCTGGAGAAATTATTCAAGAAGGAGAGACAAAATACAAAATGTTTTATGGTATGAGTTCACAGCACGCAATGGTAAAACATTATGGTAAAATGAATGATTATAGAGCTTCTGAGGGTAGACATATTAAAATTAAATATAAAGGACCACTAGAAAATACAGTTCTAGATTATTTGGGTGGTTTACGTAGTACATGTACATATATTAATGCTCGTTCAATTAAAGAAATGGCAAAATGTACAACATTTGTTCAGGTTACTCAACAAATCAATTCAACTTTTGTATAATAATTAATGTAAATTACGCTAATTATATTAATTATATAAATGTTCTAATCTTACATTATTATTTTCAAATGTTATTAAATTATATCCCTCTTCCATAATATGTAAATAAAAATCGTATTTGTATATATTCCAATATGGCTTATTATATCCTAACATATTCTCATTTTCATCACATACAATTAGTAACTGAGATGAAAGATCTTTAACTGGACGAAATGTTCCATATTCCCACTCACAATGTCTTACTTTCGATAAATTAATCGCACCGCTTGGTTGATATTTAAATGGATCAGTATTTAAACAAAAATTATAACAATATAATCCATCTTTTCCATTCCCTGCCGTTCTTACATATTTTTCTACAGTATTTAATACTGATCCTGATAATTCTTTTTCTCGAATACTTCCATCAATAATTAAACTCCAATTATTCATAATATTTTTTGTATTATCTTTACGAGCTGGTCCACTTATTTGTGGTATACATCCTGAGGGATCATTATATTTACTATAAGGAGTATATGGAAAACAATTTGCTCCTAAATTATTAGATGCTTTTGAAAATTTTGGAGAGCATGGTTTTTTATACGATCTAGCATTAATATTATTTGATAAATCATATGGATTAATACATGGATATGGCATATAATTATATGGCCAATTTGTATAGTTCGACCATTCATTTCGTAAATATACATCATCTCTTCTAAAAAACCACATCCAAGAACTGATTAATCCATTAGATTTAAAACGTATCTTTTCTATTTTATTTGATTCGCGATCAAAACTATATTCGTTAATTTGTTTAATTAAATATGATGGAGGATTTTCAACTATTTGTCTAGTTTCTTCTTGACCAATAAATCCATATGTAGTTATTAAATGTGGATCTGCATTCCAATTAGATTGTTGTGTCGAATCAAATTTAACTCCTGAACTTTGCAATGATGGATATAAATTTTTTGGATCTCCATTTTGTATTTGATTTAAAAATAAATATAACTGATATTTAGGATCTACTATATTCATAGTACTAATATATGGAGGCTCAGAATATGATACATCTGTATTATATGTATATCCTCCGGGCGCATTCGCACTAACATCCCATTGTCTCGATATATATTCATTAATATCACGAACTATAAATAATTCTCTTATAGGTCGGCATTCAATTTGGATTTTTAACTGATTTTTTTGCAAACAAACTAATGGGATTGATAATTTTGCAGAGAGAGTAGACCAAATATTTAATGGTATATATAATTTTTTTCCTCTAATTGATGGATCACAACTTAATGATTGACCTAAATAATTTGGATAATTTCCATTATTTGTTGTATAATTCGCTGGATCATTCATATCTGCTGTATTACCTGTCATTTTATCAAATAAATCTTTTTTATCTTTTGAAAAATCACGTTGTACCATATTATATAAATAATCTCCTGAAAACTCTTGAATTAGTTTACCACCAATAGTATAACGTACATTTTTTATTAATTGTGATCCTAAATTGTCTATCCATTTAAATTCATATGGTTGAGAATACTCTCCATCGTTAATTATACGATTAGTGTATTCTTGAAGTGTTCCAGCTATCTCAGCCACAACTAAACACTTAAAGAATGACCTATCTGTTTGAATATTACTACATGGTGGAGATACATTTTGACAATATATTGGACTCCAAATATTTGGCATATTTATTACAAAATATGTATCCATTAAAAATCTCCATATAATGGAATAGTAAATTCATAAAATGAATTTGTATTTTCTCTCAAAATTTTTTGTCCCTCAAAATCAATGCGAAATTTTTGCATACCAAAATTCGTATATTTAGCATATGTTGTTTTAAAAAATGTCTTTGATGGATTACCATTTAATATAATATTTTTATTTCCATATGCAACTAAATTTAATAATCCTCCTCCCATTATAATTTATTAATATTAATATTATTATAATGTATTTAATTAGATTAAATATATTATAAATTATTTATTTTTATCTAGATAAAGCCAAATTACCTATACCATTTTCACACACTAATAAATTATATCTCTCTTCCATAATATGCAAATGATAATTATAATCATATGTTTTCCAAAATCTTTTATCTGTGGATGTTGGTGGTAATGGATTTATTGGTGTGCCTGATGCATCACATGTTATCGAAATTGATACATCTGAAGCATCAATTGGTTCAATTGTTTCAAATTCCCATTCAACTTTATTAAACATACTTAAATTCATTGCTCCACTTGGTTGATACTCAAATGGATCAGTATTTAAACAAAAATTATAACAATATAATCCATCCTTTGCATTCCCTACTGTTCTAATATACTTTTCTGCTAAATTTTGTATTCCCGCATCTAGAATTTTTTCTCTTACTTTTCCATCTAAATTAAATCCCCAACCTATCATAATATTTTTTGTATTTTCAACATATGATGATGGTGTATAGTATAATTTATTACTTGTATCTAGTGGTAGACAATCTGCAGGACATGGAACTGGATATGGTACTTGACCTTCTAATGTTTTTACAAAAGCAACTAAATCATGAAAATTCAGGGGGATAAAAGGATAAAATACTACATATAATGCTAATATTAACTGATAAAAATTAGGATTGGCATCTTCAAAAGCATCAATAGAACCACTACTAATTAATAATTCTAAAATAGTGTTATAATAACTATATTTTGCTAATTGCGTAATTGGTAGAGGTATTTCATTTTCATATGCCCAATTACTATAATTTGACCATTGATTTCTCTTTTCAACATCACTTCTGCGAAAAAACCACATCCATGAACTTACTAAACCTAAACTATCTATCACTTTTTTATATGGTCCAACTAAATCATATAATGTTTGCTCATGAACTTCTCTAATTAAATATGTTTGGCATTCTGTTGCAAATTTTCGAACTTCATCATCGCTCAAATATGCATATGTACTTATTAAATGCACATCTGCATGCCAATCCATCTGTATTGGCATATAATAATTATATTCTTCAATATTTGATGCATTTGCTTGAATACAGTGACTTTTAGGCGGAGGTTCTTTTAAGAAATAATAAAACTGATTGTAATCTATATTTTGTTTAGCATGAACATATGGTGCTGGAAAACCTCTACTATTATTAAATGATGGATCACTAAATGATGGATCAGTTACTCTATTTAAAAAAAAATCTATATCACGTATAACAAATAAATCTTCTACTGGACGACATTCAACTTCAATATATAAACTACTATATTGCATACTAACCAACGGTAGTGCTACCTTTGACGATAATGTAGACCATATATTAAGTGGTATATATAATTGACGCTCGCGAATTGAGGGTTCTATTCCATTTGACCAGGTAGTATTAGAAAATCCATTATATGAAGCATTTGGATAACTACCATTTCTATTACTATAATTAGCTGGATCATTTAACTCTGCAGTATTACCAATCATTTTATCAAATAAATCCTTTTTTTCTTTCGAAAAATCTCTTTGCACCATACTATATAGATAATCTCCTGAAAACTCTTGAATTATTGCATCATTTAAATAATATGTTACTCGATGAATTAAATTTGTTCCTATGTTATTTATCCACTTAAATTCATATGGTTGACAATTACTTACATCACTAAAACTTGCATCTGAGCGTATTCCATATATTGGACTCCATATATTCGGTAATGTTATTACAAAATATGTATCCATTAGTAAATCAGCATATCGAGGAACTTTAAATCGAAATTTTGATTTTTCACATATATTTAATTTTTTATCTCCTTCTACATTTATTCGAAATTTTTGTAATCCAAAATTTGTATATTTAGCATAAGCACTTTTAAAAAAAGTTTTAGATGGATTACCGTTCAAAATAATATTTTCATTTCCTTCCATGACTAGATTTAATAAACCGCCACCCATTATAATATATTAATATAATTCTTAATATATTATACTCTCTAACATTTTTTGATAATATATTATCGCGAAAACATTAAACTTGCCATTCCTCCATTGAATAATAATACATTATATCTCTCTTCCATTATATGTAAATTATAACTATATTCATAATCTTTCCAATTTGGATTATGTATACCTAATATATTTCCTCTTTCATCACATAATACCGGTATTTTTGCTGAATTACCCGATATATCATATGGTAATATTGTACTATATTCAAACTCTATATTTGTAAATTTACTTAAATTCATTGCACCGCTCGGTTGGCTCTGAAAAGGATCTGTATTTAAGCAAAAATTATAACAATATAAGCCATCTTTTCCATTTCCTGATGTTCTAACATATTTTTCAACTAAATTTACTAGACCTTCTGGTAATACTGTTTCTCTTACCTTTCCATCACATAACAAACCCCAATTTACCATTATATCTTTTTTGTTTTCTATTCTTAATTGCCCACTTATTACCATATTATTATATATATATGTATTTGGACAATCTTGATATTTTGGATTTGAATATGATGATGCATCAGAATTATTCGATAAATCATATACTGATGAAATTGGATATGGTAAGTAATTATATTCCCAATTACTATAATTAGACCACTGATTTCTTAATGATACATCACTACGCTGAAAAAACCACATCCAAGATGTTACTAAACCAGCACTATCTATTTTTGCTCGCTGTGTTCCTGTTACATTATACTCTATTTTTTCAGTTACTTCTTTAATTAAATAAGATTGTGGTTGTCCAGAAAATGTTCTTCTTTCTTCATCACTTAAATATGCACAAGTAGTTAATATATGTATATCTGCTAACCATGTTCCTGAAGTATTAGAATAGTTTTCTTTATCTTCGGGAATTCCTCTTACTCCACCAAGATTAATTATATTTTGACTACTTGGTGGTTCATTTAAAAAATAATATAATTGATACTTTGGATCATTAAAATCCGGACTAATATAAGGACAATCATAAATTTCATAATCTGGTGTAAAACCCGTTGGATGTCTTGTTGTCCAATCATTAAAATAATCCATATCTCTAACTACAAATAATTCTTGCACTGGTCTACACTCAATTTGTATATGTAAATTATTATATTGTAAACAACATAATGGTATCGCCATTTTACTAGAAAGTGTAGACCAAATATTCAATGGAATATTTATCTCTCTTCCAAGAATTGATGGTTGTAACCCATTTGGAAAATCGCTCTGACTATAATTTAAATATGATGCAGACGGATAATTACCATTTCTATTACTATAATTCGCTGGATCATTAAGTTCGCTTATATTACCAACCATTTTATCAAATAATTCTTTTTTATCTGTTGAAAAATCTCGCTGAACCATATTATATAAATATTGACCAGTAAACTCTTGAATAATATGACCATCAATTAAAAATCTAATTCGTCTAATTAATTGTGCTCCTAAGTTTTCAATCCATTTAAATTCATATGGTTGACAAAATGATGTATCTTCTGGATTTTCACCAATATAAATTGGGCTCCATATATTTGGTAATTTAATAGATAAATAAGAATCCAATAGTAAATCTGCATTATGTAAAATTTTAAACTCAAATGTTGAATCATCTATTTGTCTTAATGCATTTAAATCTTTATAATCAATTCGAAATTTTTGTAATCCAAAATTTGTATATTTAGCATAGGTAGCTTTATAAAAACTTTTTGTTGGATTTCCATTTAATATGACATTCAATCTTCCATATGCTACTAGATTTAATAAACCTCCAGGCATGATATTATATTATAAATATATAATAATGTACATTTAATTATATATTTATAATACTATATATTATATACAAAATATGTTAAAAAATATATCAAAAATTAATGCTATGCAAAAATTACAAACCTTATATAATATAGATAATAATACAAAAATAAAATTTATTTTTTATATAATTTTAATCATTTTTATTGTTACAATATCTCTATATATTTATCATAAAACAAGATTAAAAAATTTAAATTGTAAAAATCTAAAAAATATCTATAATAGCAAACCAAAATTAACATCAATTGTTAATAGTGATCTTAAAACTCACGCTTTAAGAGATTTTTATATTAAAACTGCATATAATTGTTGTTGTTCGGGAGAGTTTAAGAATGATTTTGTAAGTCCCTGCGCACTTACTACATGCATTGAACAAGGCGCAAAATGTCTTGACTTTGAAATTTATTCAATTAATAATGAACCAGTTGTTGCTGCTTCATCTATTAACAATTATTCAGTTAAAGAAACTTATAATTCTATGTCAATAAGTGAAGTGTTTTCTATTATAAATAAAATTGGATTTTCATCAAGTGTTCCAGCTTATCAAGATCCTATAATATTACATTTTCGTATTATGAGCGATAATATACCTATGTACGATAACTTAGCAAATATAATTAGTAAACAATTAAATAATCGTATATTAAGCAAAGAATATATTCATGAATATCAAGGTAAAAATTTAGGAGTAATACCTATATCAGAATTTAAAGGCAAAATTATTATAATGATTGATGCTACTAATCAAATATATAAAAAAACTAAATTAGAAGAATATGTTAATATTTCTAGCGGCAGCCCATTTCTTCATATTTTAAAATATCAAAATGTTAAATATACGCAAGATTTAACACTTACCGATTTTAATAAAAAACAAATGTCAATTGTTATACCTGATTGGAGTGCTTCCGATAAAAATCCTAATTTCAACATTGCTAGACAATATGGATGTCAATTCCTTGGAATGTCTTTTCAAAATTATGATACTAATTTAGAATATTATAATGCTTTCTTTGATAAACAAAAAGCTGCGTTTGTACTTAAACCTGCAAAATTAAGATATATTCCAGTTACTATACCACAACCTAAACCACCACCAAAAGATTATTCATACGAAACACGTAATCTTAAAACTGATTACTATAGCTACAATATTTAATTCATATTATTTTCTAATTATAATATAATATGAAATCTAAACATTCTTCTAAAGAATTAAATGATAAAGAATTGGATATTTTAAGACACGCGGTTGATCAAGCTCAACGAAAAAAAGGTAAATTGATTAGCACACCACAAATTAAAAATATTATAAATATTGTAGAAGAATATCTTAAAAATACTGGATATATTTGTTATGGTGGTACTGCTATTAATAATCTTTTACCGAAAAATGACCAATTTTATGATCACAGTTTAGAATTACCAGATTATGATTTCTTCTTACCAAACGCATTAGATGGTGCAAAACAATTAGCTGATATATATTATAAAAATGGGTTTGACGAAGTAGAAGCTAAAGCAGGATCACATCCTGGAACATATAAAGTATTTGTTAATTTTATACCAATTGCTGATATGACTCAACTTGATCCTACAATTTATACAATTCTTAAAAAAAATGCTATTAATATACGTGGAATCAATTATGCACCACCTAATTATTTACGCATGTCAGCATATTTAGAATTATCTAGACCAGATGGTGATATTTCTAGATGGGAAAAAGTTCTTAAACGTCTTATTTTACTTAACAAACATTATCCTATTAATGAAAAATATTGTTCTATAAAAGATTTTATTAGAAAATTTGAAGAACCTAATAAAAAAATAAACACAATTTATACAATTGTTAGAAATAATCTAATTGATCAAGGTGTAGTATTCTTTGGAGGATTTGCTATTTATTCTTATGGTAAATATCTTACTAAAAAAGAACGTAAATTATTAATAAAATCTCCAGATTTTGATGTCTTATCTAATAATCCAGAAAAAACTGCTAATATTATTAAATATAAATTAGAAAATGCTAACATCAAAAACGTTTCTATTATACATCACCCGAATATTGGTGAAAATATATCAGAACATTATCAAATTAATATTAATGGTGAAATTGTTGCGTTCTTATATAAACCGTTAGCATGTCATAATTATAATGTTATAAAAATTAATAATAAATCTGTTAAAATCGCAACAATCGATACTATGATGAGTTTATATCTTGCATTTTTATACGTAAATAAACCATATTATGATACTCACAGAATACTATGTATTGCACAATACTTATTTAATGTTCAATCACATAATCGTATTACTCAAAAAGGCGTTCTTAAAAGATTTACTAGTAAATGTTATGGTAAACAATCTACGTTAGAAAGTATACGCGCAGAAAAAGCATTTAAATTTAAAGAATTAAAAAATAAAAGATGTACAAAAGAATATTCTAAATATTTTTTACGTTATTTTCCAGGAGAAAAAAAATATTGTAATAAATTTAACAAAAAAAATAAAACAAACAAAAAAAATAAAACAAATAAAACAATTAAAATAATTAAAAAAAAACAAAATAAAACAATTAAAATAATTAAAAAAAAATAATTATTCTTCAATCATTGGTGGATTATCCATGTTTAAATGTATTTGTGAACAAAGCTTTTTAATCACTTTATTTTCTTTATGATCAACTAATTCATCTGTACAATTTCTAACTAATATCATATATTCATTCTGTTCATGCGAATTATTTTCCCAATTCGGATGTTCGGCAATCCATTTTTCTAAATTTTGCTGTTGAACGTATGTGACTTTCTTTAATGCTTGTCTTAATTTTATATTTTCTTCATCTTTTTCCCAATGAGATGTGCCATTTTGAAGTGGTCCCTCTGATTTTATATAAACTGTTTCTCTCTTTACATCAGTACAATGTAATGGTCGCTCATATGGAGATAGTTTTTTCATATTTTCTATAAATATATCAGAAACACCTTCTGTTAATCCTTTATTTTTTGTTACTAATAAGTTTCCGAGCGTGACTTCTATTTTATTTATAAATTGCTCCAATGTCAGAGCATCTTTACATTGTTCATTTAAAAAAATATTAATATTTAATTTATTTTTATTTATTATATTATTATTTCCAACTCTTGGAATTAATTCATTTATTTGATTATTCATTATATTTTGTTGCTCTTGCATCTGATGCTGCATTGTTTCAAATTGTTTAAATAGCAAAGACTTTATTTCCGTATTCTCTTCAACTAATTTTAATATTAAATCTTTCGAACCATCATTTTGATTTATATTACTTATTTCTAAATCATTCACATGTGTATTTTTTTTTTGAATTACATCAGAATTTTCTTTATATTTACATCTTTTTTTATGCCCCAATGATCGGGCTTTGATTGTCGCAAAAAGTCCATTGTCGGAAAATGGTTTGCGTCCACAGCATCGGCATATTGCCCAGGAAGAGGGCAGCTTCTACAAGGTTCTAAGCTATACCCGTTTCCATAATGTTCGCATGGTCCGCCGTTGCGGCCACTCGTTAGGCATGGATGTTTTAATGGAGTATCATTCAACAAACCGTTTCAACCTCCTCTTGATAGTCTTTCGATCGTCCCGCCTCTTTTTAAA